CCAGCTTTTACTTTTAATTCATATCTCATATCGGTAAACTCGCAACTTTAGGTAGGAAGTTTAAATCTCTTGCGTTTGCTTCAATCTTCTCTTTTAGACCTTTGGTGATTAGACTTGATACTTTTTCTGGTTCTATTTGATTGTCTTTGCAATATAATAATACTGCGTCCATGTGTGTTATTTGTTTTTCTTTTGCAATTCGTTCTATTTCTAGTGAGAACACTTTGGGTGTTCCTAAATCTATTTTAGGTGTTGGTAAATTCATTATAACTCCATTATGTGTGTGGGGATTTTTAGGCCCCCACAATATTATTGTACTTTATATTTCAGCACAAGCATAACAATTGATTTCTAAACCAACTGCTACTTCTGTTATTGTAGGTGTCTTCCACATACTTTTTCTCCTTAAAGGTTAAAGTTGGTGAGTATTCTGTTACTAGGAACTCACCCAAAACCCTATCCGATTAAGCAGCTAGTGCATAACCTTGAGATGCAAAATTATCGTTTGCATTTACTTTTTTGACTTATAAGGCTGTCAACCCATAACTCTCCATTTTACTCCAGCACCAGTCGAACCTATTTCGCCCCCTAATTCGGAACTATCTAGGTTGGTGGAGGCGTGGGGTATCGCACCCCAGTCCTGTCTACTCTTGTTCCACTTCAACAAGTTATCTATTATATATACCATACTTGTATTGGTTTTGTCAATAGTAAATATAGGATTAATCATCTTCCCAATCGTCCTCATCTTCTTCTTCGTATGTTATTTCTGGGGGTGTGTAGTAAAGTGGTCTTATATGTTTATCATAAATTTTAAGAGGTGTGCCTGGGCTAATAGTGTTCCAGACTGTCATGGTTACCACATATGTAAACCAAAACACAAATGGAAAGCATAACAGTCTAATCCACCACATATTAGAATTTAAATGATTGGTCTATAAACATTGTACCAGATTCCATACCAGAACCAGTTCTTTTTCTCTCGTATGCAAATTTAAACTTTCCAAAATGTATTGTTTCTTTACCGACATACAGTCTTAGTTTTGCACCACCATGTTCGTTATCCATGTCGTGATATAATCTGTAACCAGCTGAATCTATGATATCTCCAGATGATAAATTAAATGTTAATAGTAGTGTGAAAATTGTTAAAATATACTTCATAATCTATTCCTATAATATAATGGTGGAGCCAGAGGGGATTGAACCCACGACCTCCTGCTTGCAAAGCAGGCGCTCTCCCAACTGAGCTATGGCCCCATATGGTGCCGATGGCAGGGTTCGAACTTGCGACCTGATGATTACAAATCAACTGCTCTACCAACTGAGCTACATCGGCACTTAATTAACCAGCAACCCCACTTGCACTTCGTGAGTTTTGATGGTATACGTTTTGGTCATCTGCTTTGTAATCATCATTCCAATCAAATGCTTCTTTGACTACATTAGTAGATAAACCTTTATACATTTGGTGAACCTTTTTATCTTTAGCTGCAATTAACAACTTTGCTTCACTGTCATGTAATCCCTCTAACATCTGTATAAACATTTGTTCTTTCTTATGTTGAGGTGTTTGTGCGTCTGCACCTTTAATAAAGTGCCACAACTTTTTACATTCCATTGCAAGAACAGTATGTTCTGTTCCAGCAGGTGCGTCATTTGCTCTATATGGAACTTCACCCTCTGGTATTGCCCATTCTATCTTTGGGTCAAATGAGGATTTGAGTACCATACGCAAACCTTCTGTATTGTTTTGTTTCAGTATTAATACTTTCTGTTCTTTGGTCTTTGCCTTATGAACCTTGTCAAGTATCTCTGAGTATAATAGTGTTGAACCAGCCATTAAAAATCTCCTATTGAATCTGTTAGTTCTTTTAATTTGTTTTCTATGAAGTAAGTTAATATCTTACTTCTATCTCCTGATGGAGCTTCATTGAATGTATCTAGGATTGACTTTTGTAAGTCGTCTGGTGTATTATCTAAATTAATCAACTTATGATTTCTTTGATAATTTCTTTTCACTTCTTCACTCATTCCAGTTTCACTATTTAACCATGCTTCAATTTTCTTTTTACTTAATGGTCTTTGTCGTAGACCTTCTACAAATGTATGGTCTGGCGATAAGACATTAGGTACTCCATCAGATGAATCACCTTTTAATATATGTTCTTTTATATAGGTATCTGGATTATGTCCATTTACCATCTTCTTTATTATAGGACTATACTGTTTTACATTCTTGTATTTTTGTAATTGTATAAAGTCTTTATCACCAGATATAATCATAACCTTTTGGTCTTGATACTCTTTACATAATGTACCTATGACATCATCAGCTTCTGCACCATATACTTCTACATATTTGTATGGTAGTATTTCTTTAAACTCTGATTTGATAGCATTAAGTAATCCAAATATCTTATCCCAATCTTTGGTATCATTCTCTCTACTTTTCTTACGATTCTGTTTATATTGTGGAAAGATTTCTCTTCTCCAATAGTGTCTTGAGTCATATGTTAAAACTACTTCACCATATTCTTCTTTGAACATGGTTCGATACATTCTTATAGAATTAAGTATCATATGTCTTACCATATCTTCTTCAAGTTCTTCTGACTTAGTCATGTGAAAATTCATCATCACACTAGCTAAGGTTATTTGGTTCATGTCAATTATTATCATTATGTTTCCAATACGCATTAAAACTCATTGACCTTCTTTCACCCTCACAATAGAATGGGTAAACAGAATGTTTTAACCAATTAGGGAATACTAACATTTGTCCTACTGCTGGTTTAAACATCAATGTGTCACTTTTAAAATCTTGTTTCTCACCATGTGAAAACTCTATCAATCCACTGGCTGGGTAATGGTCTTTGGTTTCTTCATTAAAATGGTTTTCCATACCATCTGGTAGTTTTAGATATATCACACCAGAGAAATGTCCACTATGTGTGTGTATTGGATTGTATTCATGTTTATATTGTGATACTATCCAACTCTGTGATAATATAATGTTTTCTTCAGATGGACTTTGATTACCACCATTTTTTGTCCACTCGTATGCACGACCTGTTTGAATCATTGCCCTTAGATATCGTACACAGGCCTGTCTTAATATTGATAAACAATAATCCTTATCATTATCTGGAACAGGTATTGTAACCTCTTTACTTACTTTACCAACTAGATTATCAGAGAAATCAAACTTCTTTGATAGACCATCATCTTTTAAAACTTCATCACCAGTGTTGTTTATAATATCAATAAACTTCTGTGGTACTTCAGCCTCCATAATTGTAGGACTAAATTTCTCCCACCATTTTACATTATTATTCATCATTAAAAATACTTTCCATAATATACTTTTTTTCGTTATCTATTAATTCTCTTTGTTCTTTTATTTTTATCATCTGTGTTTCTAATTCTTTAGCAATATCTTTTATTTTTACTTCTCTGATATTAGTTTTAGGAAATGTTATTACATTATTCTTTGTCATCTTTTTTATCCAATAATTTGATTAATTTATTACTGTCAAAGTTTGCATATCTATCATTATCTCTTATATCAAGACCCACAATTGCGTCTATAAATTTACTCATAGGATTATCATAGCCCATATCACGCATCAATGTTGCTCTAATTACTTCACCCATAAATCCACTTTCTTTTATAAACTCATCAGTTTCAATATCATATCCAGTTTCTTTCAAAGTAAAAATTAATTGATGTAATAGAAGTTTATGCATCTCTGCAATCATTTTAAAGTCTTCTCTTATATCAAGTTCTTCACCTTGCAGTTGTTTTTCTTCAACTTTATTACCCTTCCAAGGCCCTTTGATTACCACTCCTCGTTTGGAGCTATCGTCTTCCATATAATCCTCTTTTCTTCATACTCACCATAGAAATCATTAGGCCAATCTCCATGTTGTATATAATGTTGCATTTGTCTAACATAACCTTGAGCTGCATAATACTTTACACTTGCACCTTTAACATTCTTTACCATGTTTCTACGTTCTGCTCTTGCAATCTCTTGTTGTGTCTTTATCCATTTCTTCACACTCTTATAAGATAAGTAATGGTCATCTGGTAAATCAATAACAGACTTTGCAACATTCTTATATTGTGCAGGCCCTTTCTTCTCTCTTGCGATACGCAATCTTTCTATAGCTGCATCTTTCTGTTCTTGCGTCATCTGTCTTTTTTTTCTTACTGCCATATTCCACTCTCTACAAAATAACCAACTAATCCATTAGCCATTATCGCAACACCGACTGCATTTATCACAATCAATGCTCTATCATTCCACATTAATGATACAACCAACCAACCGATTAATCCTATCATATGTACGAATATATTTAATGGGTAAATATTGTTTGATGTAAGTATCATACCAAATAACAGTGTAACACTTGCAACCCACTTTATATACCAATCAGTAGTATGTAGTGGAGTTTTAGTAGTAGTCACTGTTTCGTGATTTCTTTCCATTTTTTTCATCTTTATATATTCTGAATCTTTCATTAATAACCTCTAGTTTCCTTTAACTTTTGTTTGTTTTTCAAATACCTTCTACGACCAGCTGCTCTTGCAAGTCTTTTCTTTTCACCTCTGGTCTGAAATGCAACTCTTTCTCTTAACTCATTAAACACACCTTCGTTCTGTAACTTCTTCTTCAGTGTTCTTAATGCTTTCGCAACATCATTATTATGGACTACTACTTTCATAGCCTCCATAGGTTCTCTATCTCTAAAGTTTTTTCTGTATCCTTTTTTCATTATTCCTCTATTTCTCTATTATTTACAATATCGTTTAATATCATTTCACAGTAACTTTCAATGTGAACACCACTGTTAAGATAATCACTAATTTCTAGTATTTGTTCATCAGTTAAATCTTCTGTATCAGTTACATCAAATTGTGATTCAATTTCAGTCATCACCCAATCGTATGCATGAGCTTCCAATTGGTCACTTAGTTTATTCATTTTATTTATTTCAAATGCCATTAATAAATCTCCTTCAATTCCCATTCATTATTACTATTTAAACACGCAGTTCCTCTCATCTGTTCTAGTTTATCACCTACTTGTACAGATGTTACAAACTCCCTACAATCACCCACAGTATTTACAGGCATAGCATTCACTGCAACATTTTTCTTAGGGTGTTTCCAATTACTTGAAGTCATATCTGGATTGTTAGTCAACGACTGTGCTAGTAACATGGTTGCATACATTTCATCTATCTTATCGAATGTTGCTCCTACTTCGTGACCGACAAACATACCAGCAACTGCGGCTGCAGATATTAGTAATGGGTCACCACTACTATGCGTCATTACTACACCAAGAACAGTGCCTAGCCCTGCACCAATCGTTGACTTATCAATTTTATTATTATCTGCCCAAACTCCTCGCCCAGGCAGATAATAATCTTCAGAGGTACAGTTATTACCACAACCGTTATTGACTAGACCACTTGGGCCCATTCCACTTGTCGCATAACAACCCCCTAGAGAAAGAACGATTGCACTAGATAGAATCAGATTCTTCATTCGAACCATTTATCACCCCCTCTAGATTGTTCAATGATTGTGCTTCCTCTTCGTTCTTTGATTTGTCTACTTGGTTCTCAAGTTCTTTCCAAGCCTCAGTAGACCTTAATCTTGAATAGACCATTCTATCTTTTCTCATTCTATTCATCATAATCTTGATGGCTTCTTCGTTACTGTATTCAAGTAATACATATGCTCTGTATTGTGTACCATCTTGCGTGATATCACTCTTATCAACTTTGTAACCAGCAACATCTACTTCTGCGACTATATTCTTAGATGTTTTCTCAATCTCAGATAAGACACTTGTATCTAAGTCACTTGAACCAATCTTTGCAACAAATGTTTTAGTCATACTAGATAACTTACCATTTATTCTATCTGCAAGAACTGTCTTTGCGTTCATAATTGCAATATCTACTGCAAGTTGCATATCTGGTGCTCTCGCAGTACCACTAGAATATATAGCTTCTTCATCTGTTGGTACATTCATATACCAATCTGGTATACTTGTTATTTGTTTACTTACTTGTTCTGTTTTGTAAGCAACCACTGGTTGTAGTGTGATACTGTCTTTATTAGTTTGACACGCACCTAAACCGATTGCAAGTGCAATCATACTTGATATTGTTATTGATTTATTCAATTTCGCCTCCATTATTTAAGTTATCAATATCGACTTCGTCTTGTAATTTTTCTATTATTGCTTCTTTAATACCATAGTCATTAATTGCATCTGACATACTGTCTATCCAATCAAACTTGAATATCATAAAACCTACAATAACTCCAAATATAAATTTAAACATTATTCCTCACAAGTTTTTAGTTTAACACGTTGAGTACCCACCATAGGCATCTCAACATTCATATAAATTATCTTACACGAATTTCTTACGGTTGTCAAGTTACAAGACAAGTTTCTTTTACTTGTTAACTTCTCTGGAAGTTTTTCCCTCATAACCTTAACCTTTGCACGATTCTCTGCAAGAGAACAAGCTGTATCCTCTGACATTTCTGAACCGAATATATATTTTGCTTTTGATGAATACCATTCACCTTCTATTCGTGATTCGATATGCATGGTGCATATTCTGGTATCATCTACATAGGGATATACTTTTCTGTCTATTAATTTTACTGATTCGATATAACCTTCGAATTGTACTTCATCATTTGATTTGTAATCACAGGCAATTGCATTACTTGTTAACAGTAACGCACATAATAATAATCTCATGGAAACCTCACAAACTCCTTCTCGCCAGTCTTCTTGTTGACCTCGTACTTAATAAAACCTTCCTTCTCTAATCTATTCAGAGTATTCCTTGCTGCTTCAGCTGCAATGGTCATTCTGGTCATGTTACGACCATACCAATATGCACCATAGATGCAGCCTAAAGCAAGGAAGGTGTGAAGGTACATATTCATACTACCTCGCCCTTTCCAATAGAAACAAGTTCTGCATCAAAGACATCTTCCCAAGTTTCTCCGTTGTCCTTAAACATAGTAAAACCATAATCTGCAAGAATCTCCTTTGCATACTTACAGGCGTCCTTTGCACTGTCAAAGGTCTTACCACCACCAATCTTATTTAACTTCTCATAAACTACATACTTCATAATCAAACGCCTCCAACGCTACATAATGTTAATAAAAATAAAAATACTACAACTATTAATATTGCATATAAATTGTTCACTGTCAACTCCTTTTTTAATTACTAAGATGGTTACCAAGTCTGGGGGCCGACCAGATAAATTCTGCATTGTCTTACCAATGATGTTCTTTCGACTACGAAGGCCTCGTACTGAACATGATAACCATCTTAATAATTAGTTATCAAACGCAACTTTTCCGTCTGTATACCAATCTTCTGCTTCGTCTTTATTCAAACCACTGAACTCTATGTTCCTTATATCTGTTTGTTCGTCCAACACTTTATCAGTGTATTCATATATTGACTTACCACTATCTGCTATCCTACTTGCAAGACTAAGAACTTGCGAAGCTGCACCGTTATGGTAGAAACCTTCTTCGGTTGCAAAGTCCATTGAAGAACTTGCCATGTATGAATTAGGTAATGTATATTTAGTCCTTAAGACATTAACTAAATCTTTTAACAAGTAAGTCTTAGTATAAACTATCTCACTGTTTTCTTCGGTAGTAAAGTAGAAACCAAAGCTTGAACCTTTTGAACCACTTATACCTACATAATCTATTGTTTCTTTTGTCATATCAACCTCATTTGTTTTATTATCAATCATGTCTTTATAATACCACATCTGGAGGGTTTGTCAACCCCCCATAAAAAATGTAGTAAAATCAATGACTTACAATATTTGACAGATTTTGTGTTTTGAATAAAAAAACGAATCGATTCGTTTAGTTCTTTCGCATATTTGCGAGTGGATTTTCTAGTGCTTTCTGTATTTTATCAGATATTTTCTCATCTAGTTCTTTCATATCTTCTTCTATCTCATCAATCGCAATCTTCAAATCCTTTGCATTATCTCTGGAATCCTCTTTTACTCTAGTTTCCACGTCTTCTACGATTGTTTCTATTCTACGAACATCTGATTTTAGGTCATTCTTAAGTTCTTTTGCAACACTAGCTACTAGGTTCACCTCATCTAATATCAATGATATCTCACTTTCCAACATATCTAGTTTCTGTTTTGCAAGGTCTATTCTCTTATCATAGTCTGATAAGTCTGGTGTAGTGTATGTTTCTATCTTTTCACGCATATCTGTGTAATCTTTATAAAATTCAAATCCTGCCCATAGACCACCAGCTAGTGTTGACAGTAAAGTTAGTATAACAAATATCTTCCCACCTTTGAATTTCATACCTCCAAATTCTATCTCAGCCATTTGTATCCCCTAGTATTGACTGTCCACTAACGCACTATGAGCTGCGTCTGAACCACCAAACATGATATACTGTGCATAATTACTGTCAGATATCGTATTGTCTGGTATTGTTGTTAAATCAAAGAAATTCTCTGTGTCTTGTAATGCTTTCTGTGTATCAAAGAATGTCTTTGTATTACCCAACACTTGCATTACTACAAGTGTCTTGAGTTGGTTTGTTTCATCATATCGTCCTTTATCACCCATGTTCTTTACAATTTTACTTGCAACCTTTTGTTTTGCAGATTGTACTACTCTTTCTCTCTTACTTCCACTAGTTCCTGACTCGGCTCCATCTTGTTCGTCATCTTGTTGTGCCTCTCTGACGGCACCCACTTCGTTGGGCCCCTCATCACTAGTGGACTCTTCTTGTCCTGAACTAGTCTGTTCCGTTTCTCTCTCCATGCTCGACTCTTCAACATTTGACATCTCCTCTATTTCCATAGATATCTCTGGTAGTTCTTCTACCTCAATCACTGGGATATCTATCTCTGTGTCTATCTCCATAGCCATTTCCATGTTTTGTTCAACCTCTATTGTCATTGTGTCTATAATCTCACCTTGTGGACTCTCTACGACCACATCTACTGTATCAAAATCATTTGTGTCTAATATATCTGAATGTTCTAATATATTCAGTATCTCTTCGTTTAGTATATGTGTTATCTCCCAATGTGTTGTTAGATATGGGTCTGAAAACTGTGGCCCATGATAACCAGAATGATAACCAGCATCTATACCATATAATTGCATTTCACCAGTCAATGAATAGTAATTGTTAGGTGC